CAGAAGAGTACTTTCCAATTGTTGGAAGTATTCCGCGTTTCCCGCGTTACAAAAATAAAAGGACAATGGATCCTTTTGCAAAAAGCTTCATAGATGAACAATATCCAGGTGAAATGGATTCCTATGATTGGGGATTACCCAAGCCAAATCAAGAAGCAGCTTTTAAATCCTTGAGTAAATATGGAAAAGATATATTACCAATGACCCCAAAGCAAATTGAAAATATCAATACAGCATGGGAGTGGACCGAAAGGCACTTTGGAGTATATATGAAAAACTCAAAGGTTCGTTCATATTTAGAGGTAAAACCAAAACTCGATATGAGTACCTCAACAGGCGCACCATTTAATACACTCTATAAAACAAAGAAAGAGTTGTTTGAAAACGACCCAGATATAGATGAATGGTTTGAGAAAGATTGGATGACATTAGCAAATGATCCCAATTGGACCTGTTTATGCACAAATTCCTTAAAAGAGGAAATAAGACCAAGCGAAAAGATTAGACAGAATAAGATTCGGACTTTTACCGCTATGGCTGTTGATATGACAGTGCACGGCAATAGATTATTTGCCGATATGAATGAGAAAATGAACGATAGTTGGTTGAGATCATCAAGTACAGTTGGTTGGTCTCCCTACGGAAGAAATTGGGATCGCATGATTAAGAAACTTAAGAAGCATCCAAATGGTTACGCACTAGATGAGAGTGAATACGATAGTAGCCTACGTTCATATATGATGTGGGGTTGTGCAGAACTGCGTTGGAATATGTTACAAGAAACAGACCGAACAGCAGACAACCTAACTAGATTAAAAACAATCTATCGAAACTTGATTTCGAGCATCATTGTAAGTCCAACCGGAGTCTTAGTACAGAAGTTGACAGGAAATCCTTCTGGCTCACCTAACACAATTAATGATAACACATTGATATTGTATACGTTGATGGCGTATGCATGGTTAGAGACACATCCATATGTGGAAGACACGAGTTTGGCAGAATTCGAAACTGAAACCGCAAAATGTTTATGCGGAGACGACAACACATGGTCAGTATCAGATTGGGCACATCCTTTTTACAATGCACATACAGTAATAAACTGTTGGAAAGCAATAGGAGTGACAACAACAACGGATGATATGGAAGCACGAGATGTAGATGATTTAGATTATCTAAGTGCCCACACAATATATTTAAATAATTGTGCCGTTCCAATTTATGACCACACCAAAATCCTGACAAGTTTATTATACAGTGCAGGAAAAGATCAAGGACCAGTACTTGCATTAAATAGAGTAAATGGATTGATAATAAATGGTTATACAAACCATTGGTGTCGAAAATTTTTGAGAGAATACCAAGAATGGTTACTATCAAAATATGATAAAGTGATGTCAGAAGATCCCGAATGGAAAATAGCGAAAGCCGGGATTCATGCAGATCGATTCTTAGAAAGACTTTATTGCGGAGATACAATTGCAAGACAAGGGTTCGTATACGGTAAAAAGAAACAAACCGACCCTATAAAAACAATTGATAGAAATATGTCACAAGTGATACAAATTAAGCAACGCAAACCTAGAACCAAGCGAGGGGGAAAGGGACCGAAAAAGGTTAAAGCTACTCGTACAGTTGTAGTAAAACAACAAAGAAACCGCGCACCAAGGAAGAGGCGCGGTCGGAATCAAAACACCAATAATGGCTATGGTAATAGCAATAATGGCGGAAACCGATTAACAATGAGAGGAAGGAATAGTGGAAATACAAATGGGCTCTCACGCAGATCATGCGTGGTAGAGGAACATGAGTTAATTTTAGACCTGAGTAACCAAGCGGTTGCAGGCGCCTTCACAATAACAAATACTCTTCCATTAAATCCAGGGCAAGCAACAACTTTTCCTTGGTTACATCTACAGGCTAAACAGTGGGAACGATATGAAATCGACTACTTAAGAATTGAATATAAACGCGAAGTAAGCGAATTCAACGCCAGCGGAACAGCTGGAAAAGTCATGATAGGTGTAGATATTGACGCATCTGACGG